TATACATCGACTCCGACGTGTGGGTGTTGAAGCCGTTCGACGATTTGTGCGGGTTGTCCGCTGTCGCAGCATGGGAAGACGACCTGTACATCCCTAACGCTGTCCTCGGTTTTGCTCCTGGCCATCACGCCCTCCGGGAAGTGATTGACCAGGCCATTTCTAAACGCCACGAGGGGACGTGGCGCGCCGGTGTTGGTGTGACCACCGAAGTGTTTACCCGCCACCCAATCGTCCTGCTACCACCCGGAGCGTTCTACCCGGTGCATTGGCGAACCGCCCACAAAGGGAAGGTGGATTGGGACAAGGTGGCGTTCGAAAACCCGTGGTCCTATTGCGTTCACAAATACGCGGCCAGCTGGCACTAAAATGACATCGGTTGCGGTAGTGGTCCCGTTCGGGTCAATGGGTTGTACTTGGCGCGACCGCAATTATCAGCACATCAGGACTTGGATCGCCAAACACCACCCCGACTGGCCGGTGTTTCTTGGCACCAGCGACCGTAAACCGTTTTCACCAGCCCAAGCACGTAACAACGGGGCCGCCCATGCGGGTAACTGGGACGTGGTTGTGTTCTGGGACGCCGACACCTTGGCGCACCCCGACGCAGTCCGTGAAGCGGTGCGAAAGGCGCACGCCAAACCGCTCATGATGCTGGCTGGCGACAGCCACATTTACACCGACGAACTTTCCGCCGACCGATATCTGGCAACCGGGCTGATGTTCCCCAAGCCAAGAGGTGCCAACAACAGCCCATTCGGCAAGCAGGGCATTTATCGGCGCCCATGCTCAGGCATCGTCGCGGTGGGACGCCAGTTATGGGACGCCACCGGCGGTTACATCGACAGCCTCGGCGGGGAAGATTCCCACGAAGATCTAGCGTTTTTTCAGCAGTGCCAGATTTTCGGTAACGGCGTGCAGTGGTGCGCGGGCATCCAGGTGCATTTGTGGCACCCGCCGGCGCCGCGCCGCAACGGCCGCAATCATGCGGTGTGGCAGAAGTTGGCCACGATGCAGCGGTGCAATATCAGCCGCGCCGATGTTACTGACTACCTGTTAACCCTTGGGCATCGGGTGCCGTGACCATCCCGGTGCTGGTGCCTTGGCGACCTGATGGTGGCCGACGCGACGACCTGTGGCGCTATGTGCGCCGTTCGTTCTGGTCGACGCTGCCCGGCTTCCGTATCGTGACCGGCCGTTCGCCGGATGGCCCGTTCAACCGTTCAGCGGCAGTCAATGACGCTGCGGCACTGGCGGGTAACTGGCGGCTGGCGATTATCGCTGACAATGACACCTGGGTGCCACCGGCGCAGCTACAGGCTGCGGTCGACACCGCCACGAAGTCGCAGCGTTTAACGGCAGCGTTTTCCCGGGTGGTGGAACTGTCGCATGATTACACCGACCGACTACTCGACGGGTCTGCGTCACTGTCACTGGCTGACTTCAACATCGACCGGGTGCGCACCGAAGCGTTGGGCGCGCAGTCTTCGATGCTGGTGGTGCCGCGCGAACTGTGGGACGGCGTCGGCGGCTTCGATGTGAAGTTCCAGGGCTGGGCCGGCGAAGACAACGCGTTCTGGAAAGCCTGCACAATCATTGGCGGTGAACCGCAGCGGGTCGACGGGTGCGCGTTCCATCTGTGGCACCAGCCAGCGTTGCGCGCCGGTGCTGACTACCGAACCAATATCGCACTGTGGCAGCGCTATCAGGCGTGCCGCAATGCTGCTGACCTCAAACGAATTAGACCTTACTGATGCCACGCAGCCACCCTGAGGGCCGCGACTGGGTTGTGGAACGTATCGCCGCGACGACCGCTCCGATTGTGATTGACCTCGGTCCCGGTGAAGGCACCTACAGTGACGTTGCCCGAGGTTGGCGACCCGACGCCTGGTGGGTGGGTGTGGAAATCTGGCAGCCCTACGTTACCCGCTACGACCTGTGGCGCAAATACGATGCAGTGCTGATCCGCGACGCCCGCCACATCAACTTCCCATCCAGCCCGTTCGTCCTACTGGCCGGGGACGTGCTCGAACACATGCACCGCCCCGACGCCCTAGACATTCTGCACCGCGCTAAAGAATCCGCCGAAGCCATCATGGTTTCGGTACCCGTGGTGCACTACCCGCAAGGCCACGACCACAACAACCCGTTCGAAGAACATCTAGACCAGTGGACGTACGACGAAATGCGCGACGCGCTTAACCCGCGGGATGCGTGGCGCGGCGATGTAGTAGGGCGCTTCTGGTGGACCCGACCAGAACCGCAGAGTTGAACATCGGCATCGGTGTGGTGGCGCATGTCTCCCGCATCCAATCAGCCACCCGCCTAGCCGACACCGTGGGCGCCCACTTGTCAGTGGATGACGGCACCCTGGGTTGCGAGGGCAACCACAAAACCGTGTTAGCCCACCTGGCCACCTTGGACAGCGAATGGTCCGTGGTCCTCGAAGACGACGCCCAACCCGTCGACGGTTTCACCGACCAGCTCCCGATGGTCCTCAACGCGGCGCCCACCAACCTAGTGAGTTTGTACCTGGGCCGCCAACGACCACCGCAATTCCAGTCCCGCATCGCGTCAGCAGTCACACAAGCCGACACAGTAGGCGCCCATTGGCTCACATCCCGGCACCTCATGCACGCCGTCGCCTACGCCATCCGAACCACTCACATCCCCAACCTCCTCGCCTGCCACACAACATGGCCCATCGACCAACACATCACCCGATGGCTTACAGGCAGACGGATGGCCTACTGCTGGCCGTCCATCGTCAACCATTTAGACGGCCCAACCATCGCCCACCACCCAGACGGCCACCCACGCATCCCCGGCCGCACAGCGTGGCGCACAGGCACCCGCAACACATGGCACAACACCACCGTCAAACTCACATAGGCCCCCCTGGGGGGTGCCCCCTGCCCGATGTTGCTCCGCTACTCGGGGCATAGGCAAATGCTCCCCCTGACTGTTTTTCCACCACCTAACACACAGAAGGATTCCTGATGGCTGCTCAGCGGTTGCGTTCCGTGACTGCCGATGATGCTGCCCCTAAGCGTTTGTCGGTGGCTGAGGCGGCCAAGTCGGGGAACCGGCGGAAGTTGTTGGTGGCTATGCGTGATCGGATTGCGCAGACCATTTCGGACACGGATTGCCCGCCGCGTGATTTGGCGAGCTTGACGCGCCGGTTGCAGGACATCGCGAAAGAGATTGACCAGTTGGACTTGTTGGATTCGGAGTCCAGGTCTGTGGTCGCTGAGACGGATGACGACCCCTTCGACGCTGCGTCTGTCTGAGGTTGCCCGGCATGTCATTGCCCCGTCTGGGGTGGTGTCGACTGGGTGGCCGGCGGTGCGGGATACGTGTAACCGCCTGGGTTGGTCGTTTGATGGGTGGCAGGACGGCGCCGGGAAGCTGCTTTTAGGGAAGCGGTCGGATGGGTTGTATGCCGCTGATTTGGTGGCGATGTCGATTCCGCGGCAGGTCGGTAAAACGTATTTGTTCGCGGCGGTCACGTTCGCGTTGTGTTTGTTGAATCCGGGTTTGACGGTGATCTGGACTGCGCATCGGGCGAAGACGGCGAAGGAAACGTTCTCTTCGATGTCGGGGATGGCGTTTCAGGAGCGGGTGGCACCGCACATCGCGCAGGTTGTGCGGTCTCGTGGTGATGAGGCGGTGATCTTCACTAACGGGTCGCGGATTTTGTTCGGTGCCCGTGAGTCTGGGTTCGGTCGCGGTTTTTCCAATGTTGGGATTCTGGTTTTCGATGAGGCCCAGATTTTGACGGAGTCCGCGATGGAGGACATGGTGGCGGCGCAGAACGTCGCCGTAAACCCTTTAACGATTTTGACGGGAACACCGCCGCGCCCCCGTGATCCGGGTGAGGTGTTCACGATGGTTCGGCAGGAGTCTTTGTCGGGGCATTCCGAGGACAGCTTGTATGTCGAGTTGTCGGCGGACCGTGATTGCGATTTGTTGGACAGGTCGCAGTGGCGTAGGGCGAATCCGTCGTTTCCGCAGAGGACGTCTGAGCGGGCGATGCTGCGGATGAAGAAGAACTTGTCTGATGATTCGTTTCGCCGTGAGGCCCTTGGTGTGTGGGACGAGATCAGTGTTTACCGGCCGGTGGTCACTGAGTCGCAGTGGCGGGCTTTGGAAGATGTCGGTCCTGGCGATGATGTGAAGCCGAACGCTTTCGGGGTGGATATGTCTCATGGCCGGGCTATCAGCGTTGGGGCGGCGTGGCAGGTTGGCGACGCTGTTCACTTGGAGGAGGTGTGGGCGGGCACCGATGAGCACGCAGCGCTGGCCTGGTTGGTGCAGCAGGGTAGGCGTATCCCGGTGGTGGTGGATTCGGCTAGCCCAGCGGCTTCGCTGGTGCCTCAATTGCGTTCGGGTGGCTGCAAGGTGCGGGTCACCACGGCGGGGGACATGGCGCGGGCCTGCCTACTTTTTGAGGGCGCGGTGTTGTTCGACGGGCCTGTTAAACGGTTGTCGCATGGCGGCCAGGAGAGTTTGACCAGAGCTGTCGGCAACGGGCGGAAACGCCCGATTCGGGATGCGGGTGGTTGGGGTTGGGATCGCCGTGACCCGAACGCTCCGATCCATCCTATTGTGGCCGGCACTTTGGCGATTTTGGGTGCCGCTGAAACTAAACGCGCCCGTGGCGGTGCGACATTCGTCTAAACAGAGGGAGGTGCCATGACGGTTCCGTTGTACGCCGACCCGGCACCCATCGGTGAGTTGAGCCCCCAAGAGGTCAACGCGCTTATCGGCAAGATGTGGCAGATGCACCTCTCGGAGCGCCATGAATTCGACCGCATCTACGAGTACGTCAAAGGCAACTTCGGGGTGCCTAGCATCCCCGAAGAGGCTAGCGACGAGGTGCGAGAGCTGGCGCTGCTGAGCGTGAAGAATGTTCTTACGCTGGTTCGGGATTCGTTCGCGCAGAACCTTTCCGTTGTCGGTTACCGGAATGCCACAGCGAATGAGGATGACGAGGCGTGGGAAATCTGGCAGCGCAACGGGATGGATGCCCGTCAGGCTGAAATTTACCGCCCCGCCCTCACTTACGGGTGTTCGTATCTGACTGTCACACCTTCCGCTTCCGGGCCGATATTCCGGCCGCGCTCCCCGCGACAGATTTTGGCGGTGTACGACGACCCGACCCTTGATTTGTGGCCGCAGTACGCCTTAGAGACTTGGGTGACGCAGAAGAACGCAAAGCCGCACCGCCGGGGTGTGCTGTATGACAGCAAGTTCATGTATCACCTGAACCTGGGTGAGATTTCAGCCGGTGATGGTGCCGCCGAGGTAGCGCGAGTGAATCGGCCTATCAGTGTGGTTGAGATCGAAGAGATCACTGAGCATGGCGCCACGTTTGAGGGTGAACCTGTCTGCCCGGTGGTGCGTTTCATCAACTGCCGGGACGCCGACGACATGATTGTGGGGGAGATCGCCCCGCTGATCAACTTGCAAAAGGCTATCAATTCGGTCAATTTCGACCGGCTGTTGGTGTCAAGGTTCGGGGCGAATCCTCAAAGGGTTATCACCGGGTGGTCGGGGACTAAGCAAGAGGTGTTGAAGTCTTCAGCGACGCGGGTTTGGACGTTTGACGATCCGGATGTGAAAGCGCAAGCTTTCCCGCCCGCATCGGTGGAGCCGTATAACTCGATCATCGAAGAGATGTTGCAGCACGTTGCGATGGTGGCGCAGATCAGCCCCTCGCAGGTGGTGGGAAAACTGGTGAACGTCGGGCCGGAAGCTCTCGCGGCGGCTGAAGCGAATCAGCAGCGAAAGTTAGCGGCGAAACGCGAATCATTCGGCGAGTCTTGGGAGTTGGCCCTTCGGTTGGCTGCCGAGATGATCGGACAGCCAACCGAGAACGCAGAAGAAACAATTGCTAACTCAGGTGCCGAGGCGGTGTGGCGTGACACCGAGGCGCGTGCGTTCGCGGCGGTGGTTGATGGTGTGACTAAGCTAGCCGCCTCTGGCGTCCCGATTGAGCACCTTTTGACTTTGATTCCTGGCATGACGCAGCAGCAGGTGCAAGGCATTAAAGAGGCAATGCGGGGGGCGCAAGCCACGTCGCTGGTAGAGCGGCTGCTGAATCCGACCCCGGTTGACCCATTGGCAGTAGTCGATGCCGCCCCTCGCGGTAACTGAGTTCACCGCGGCGCTTGGTGAACTGGCCGCCCGCTCAGGGGAATCCGCTGCGGCGCTTATCGCCCGAATCAGCGGGTTGCCGGCGGATGAGGGTTACGCGTTCATCACCGACGCTTACCCGGCG